TTTATAAATTTAGTACCTTCAGCCTTTGCAAACTGCTCACCAAACTCTGTAGACATTTCAGACTCTAAATTAAAAGCTGAATCCTCTAACAACGCCTGACTAATATCAACCATAGCGTACAACTCGTGTGCGTCTATTTGCATTAAGCCTGTTTGATAACCTGTTGTCTCTGTACGTGTAGCAGTTTCATTTACAAACGAGGCAGCGAATTGTCCTGTTCTTTTAGGAAGTTCTATTGCTCGGTTTGATGTAGTTCTGATTCTTGCTACTGAACGTAAAGGCGATATTTCAGTTACTGATTTTATAAGGTCAGCAACATACTCAACAGGAGCATAATATCCACCTAATGTATCATCAGACTCGTAAAGAGCTTTTAATTCCATTGGGTCTATATTGTCCTTACCTTTTCTTAGCATTTGACCAAAGGCTTTCATTTGTGTGTCAACTTCTTTTGAATCTAGCCCTGTCTCAGGTCTTGCTAACATTGTTTCTATTTTATCTAGTTTAACTTCTGCGTCCTCTAACGCCTTTGCTTGCAACTCAATTTTTTGCTTTGTCTCAGCCATCTTTGTGATGTCGTCAGCCATAGCATCAATTTTGCTTTCAAGTTCAGCACTAGCAGAGCCTTTCTTTTCAACCTCGTCAAGACGTTTTGAGTTTTCACCTTTGAAATCTTCAAAAGATTTACCCAAGTTGTCTATAACAGATTTGATTTCTTCACTCATTATAATCTCCGTTAATGTTTAATCGTATTAATTAATGCACTAATACTATCAACAACATCTCGCTGTTCTAATAAATCTTGTTCTTGGTAAGATTTATATAGTATATTTGCAGTTTGCTTAGCAACAGAGCTTGACATAACACCAACATCTCGTAAGTATTCCTCTAACTCTCTTGTGTCCATATGTGCTAATTTAACTTTCGTTACTTTAGCCTTGGGATTCATAGGAAACGTCACCATTGATATTTCCATCAAATCCAAATTCGTAATTGTTCGTTTCTTCAGCTTGTCGCTGTATTTGTAATCATCTGGGCTAAGCCTATAGCCTATTGACATAGAATCTAACGCACCCATTTTCATTAACTCATACACCTCTTTACCTTTCTGCGTACCCATAGCCAACCGACCTTTAATTTTTAACCCTTTGCTATCTTCAACTAGGCTATCAATAACTCCAATAGGCTCGTCCGTCTTATGCTGGTAAAGTAATTTAATTTGTCGTGGCTTTTTGTATTTTATTGAATCAGCGAATGCTCCTGACTTGATAACGTCATTGCCTAAATCTTTGTTATTGAATACAGACCCATAACCCTCAAAGCTACCATCATCATCTGCGTCTAAATCTTTATATTCACATTCAATATCAAAAACATCATTTACAACTTCTAAAATTTCTTGAGACATATTATGATTTCCCTGTCAAGTAAAGTTATATCATTCTAGCAATAGAATAGGCTTTATTACAAGCAAAAAAAAGAGGGCTGTTAACCCTCTAAAAAATCAAGCAAGTAAATTTTATTATATCTTATTCTTTTAACGTGTACATAACAAATCTGCTAGGCTTATCCTCTACCCAAACACTTTCAATATCATAACCTTTGTTACGCAAGTTATAGATAATGCTACTAAGCCTTGTAGCTTTGTATTTAGTAATAGCGTCCCATGTAGTTATAAAGCCATGTGATACCAAGTGTTTAAAGACAGCCTCACTCTTGTTTATTTTTTTCTTCATTTTCAGCCTCCTCTTTTTTATCATCTTCATTAACGACTTCAACTTTTACAAAATCATTATCGTCATTATACGTATATACTTCAACGCCATTTAATTGTGCCATTTGACTAGCAAACTTTTTAATATCGAATGTCATAATAGTTCTCCAAAGGTTTCAGGTGTGTAATACATATCTCTTTCTATCGGTAATCCAAACGGTGGACATTTAATAGATTTAATTTCATTAATATCAAAATATCCGTATTCTCTAGTATCTCTACCAAACATCTGGGCGAGACCAAAACAAATACCATTATCGTCCATAGAGTAAAGCCACCAAGTTGCCTGTCCTGATGGGTTAAAGAATTTAACAACTACCTTATTGTTCTCCATACTGCGTCCTGAGCCTGCACAGCTTTTACCGTTGTTTGCTAATAGTTTTTTTTCTATTTCTTTTGTTAGTAGTTTCATATTTAGCTCCTATAGTATGCCGTCATCATAATCATCATCTCCACCATAAAATGATGTAAGACCGTTTGGGTGTTTATCGTGCCACTCTTTCCAACACGAATCACATGTTAAAGTACTTCCGTCTAAATCAGTTGTGCCACATTTCACGTCAATAACTTTGGTATCATATGTACCATGAATATATTGACCAACTGTATTAGTACAACCGTACTTGTTTATTATTGGGTTTCTTACTAGATTTGTCATAATTTGCTCCATTGTTTAATAAATATTGATATTACGAGTTAATAGTACGCCTTAAACGCTGTATATACTGCCTAAAAGTAGAATTAGGTATGTACACACCAAACCAAGCCCAAGTACTATAAAACCACCTAATATCTCCAATAAAGACATATATTCATCAGGATTCTCACGCCCAACCCTTATTTCTTGACCACTCTTGTTATATTGTTTTTTCATAATATTTTCCTAGTTAATTCTGTTTCATTCTTTTGAAATCATCAGTTAGAGTACACACTCTAAAACAGAGGAGCGTCCTTGCTCCTGTACTGCTACTCCCAATTATCGCTAGGGTCTCCAACGTCATCATAATCATAAACACCATCTAAATAATTACATGCAGTAGAGCCTAACTCCATACGTGTTTCAGCCTCATACAACTCCTTACACTCCTGCTCATAACGGTCAGTTAGCTCTTTTTCTACTAACTTATAATGGTCATAGAGTGCTAATCTTTTTGTCGCACTTGCGTCCTCGTATTTATCGGAAAAGTCTCGTAACCATTCGTCAGTTTGTGATTCTATAAATTTTTTTGTATATGCTCTCATTTTATTTCTCCTGTTTAAGTTTTTATTAATAATAATTTGCAGTACAACCAATTAAATGCTCTAACGTAAACATTTTGCGTCCTACTGGCTTATCGTCAATCCAAGTTAATGCGTCATTTGGTAAGTCACAACCCTCAACAACAACAAACTCATGTCCGCAATGTGTTTCATTAGCACCATCTTTTAAATACGTATCTACTTTATAAACAAACAAGCCGTTTATCGGATACCAATCATTTGGTGGACACCAAACATCATCTTCACTGCCACCACTACTTAAAACATCACTAAGCTCATTTGCGTACTTCAGTTTATTCTCGTTAATAGTGTTTATAATGTAATCGTCATACTCGCATTCGAATTTAAAAGTTTTGTCGCTACGTATATGATATTTATAAATCTCGTACATAATATATCTCCTAGTAAGTGGGAGCATTTCTGCTCCCTGTTAATTTAGCAAGCCTCAACCAAAGTTACAGCGTCATGTAATAATTTAAACTCTGGATATTTATTTACAGCGTCCTCATCTTCATCAAGAAACGTTTTAACAAAATCTTCGTTCTCAATACACGCTCTCATTAATAAATCATTTTCATTTGCCATATCTTGTTGTACATGATGAATTTTTACTCTCAGTCTTTTGTTGTCTAACCTTAATTCCTCAACCTCACTTTTGCGAATATTGTATTCAGTACCATTAGCATATGTATCAGTACGCAAAGCTACTTCCATGTTCATTAATGTTATAGACGAATACAAAAAATCCATCTCTAATTTAGACATCTTATTTTTTAATTTCTTTACTTTAAAAAAAGATTCTAAAGCTATTACTCGAACGTGCTGTTGTGTCATTTGTGTTTTACTCATTTTCAAACTCCTAGTTATTAATCGAATGTAACTATGTAATTATTACATATAAGTAATATAAGTACAGTTTTTTTTACGGTATAAGTTATTGAGTTGTATAGAGTTATAGGATAATTTCGTCTTCTGAATCGTAATATAGTGTAAAACACCGACAATTTATGACATTTAACGGTCCACCATTAAGCATATCACCAGTATACAACATGCGTTTTTCTGTAAACGTACCACCAGCAACAGGTGTTAGAACTTTAAAATATTCATCACGCCCAACCTTTTTATTATCCATAACCTTATGCCAATCACGTACACGTTCATCACTTGCTGTGTTCCATTGTTTAACAGGATTGTTTAAACCTAGCTGTCCTGATATTGCAAAGTTAGTAAAATTCATTGTTGAGTGCGTTTCGGTACGAGCAATCATTCTTGCTCTGTATGGTGCGAACGATTTGTTTTTACGTATCAACCGACCTATTTGAAAAATTGATGTTTGTGGTATTTTGTCAATAATAATTTTTCCAGCAATGGCTTGAGTTATGATTGTTTTAATTTGTGCCTCTGTGGTAACAGATATATTTGTAACTTGACCAGCTAACACATCAGCAACATAAGTTTTAACAAGTGCGTCATATTCTTCATCTTGTTTACGCCTCATTTTAACCATGCGAGTTGCCATTGTGTTTATAACTAACCGATAATGACTTTCCAATATTTTATACAGCCCATCAGTAAATGGCTCTGTAAAAAAATAATACATGTCTTGGTTAGCAATATATTCTTGCTCTGCTTGTCGTGCTGTTTTAGCAAACAGTCTTTTTAATTTTGCATTAAGGTTTTTTGATAGACTATTGTATAAACGTAACTGCTCATTATAATCTTTTCTTTTGCTTATTCGAATCTTGTCAGCCATATAAACATATCCAAGATAATTAATTTAAACAATTATTTCAAAGTGTACAGCGTCAATAAAACTCATATCACGATTTAACGTAAAATTTCCAGTCTCCCAACTACCGCCCCATCTTATTTTTATATCCAACATATCTGCAACCTCTCCAACCACTTGTGCTACAGCCTCGTAATATTCTAATTCCCAAGTTATTTTACCCATATCATAACAAGCAATATCAACAGCAAGTCCTTTACAATGTTTTGACTTGTCGCCAACTTTACTTTTTCCCTCAGCTTGTAATTGTCTGCCACGCTCTTTACTTCTAATGCCCTCAGTTACACCAAAGTCAATATGAGTTATTTTTATTGCCTCGTTAAATATTAGTTGCAAATCAGGGTGGACTGTACTTAATTTTTCTTTTGACCCTTTACCTAATTTAAACATAATTTGCTATATTCCGAGTTACATTACCATTACACGTTATTATTAACCGCCTTATTTGCGAGACTAGGGGCTTGTTTTGCACCTATTTTGCGTAAACTTGCGAATCTATGCCCTACTATAGTATCCGTTGGCTCGTTGTTTCTATATAAGCGAATCAAACTAGCTGGGTTATCTTCAGTAGCATTTAACGTGAATTCTGTTTTAGGTACAGCTAATTTACCCGACCTAACAATCCTTGTAATTTTTCCACTAGCACGTCCACCTGAATTATCCCAAGACACCATGTCTCCTACTTTTAAATCACTAGCCTCTGCTTTCTCACCTCTAGCTGTCATTATTTTATTTCGTTGTGTTTTACTCCAACTGAATCCAGCGTCTCCACCCCATAACGCCCATGCTATACGTCCAGCACTTGGATATCCTTTTTCACTTGGTTTAAAACCTTGTCCTGTTTTGTCTGACTCGTGTCTTGCAAAAAAAGAGTACATGCGAAGTACAGTACTTGCTGACATATTATCACCGTTTACAATTTGCGTTGCTCTTGTTGCACCTATGTTAGTACCACCACGATTATATTCTTTTCTCCAGTTTAATCCTTTTCTTGCCTCTGCTTTCATACCAGCAGTCGCAACAAACTTCATATCACTTACTGCTTTACTAGATAAAATAGCCTCGTCATATTCAGCATGTGTATCACAAGGCATAAAAACTGTTTGACCATCTTTTTCCATTGTGTGAACACCAGTACAACCAATAACCTTTGCTCGTTCAACTGCCTCACCTGGATTATCAAATACATCTTCCTCTAGCATAGCTTTCGCACCATACGCTAATCCATAAGTATCATTATATTTTTCGTTACCTTGTGAGTCTACTGGCTTGTCATTATCTTCTTCGTCCATTGGAGCAGTATCAATTTCACCAAGTGGAAATAAATTTGATGGTACTAATAAAGCGTCAGCACCTTGTATTGGCTCTAAACCAAGTCTTTCTCTTGCCTCATTTCTTGTCAATATACCTTGTTGAACTCCTTGCGTAACGTTAGCAAATATTTGTTTTCTCTTTTCTGCCATAGCTGGTATTGAATCAATATCAAATGCAATTTTTATATCACCACTATATAAAGGTGATAGCCATTCATTTAAATCAGATTGCAGTCTGTCCAATAATGGAATAATAGTTTCCTCATACAATGATAAACGTGCCTCTGCGACATTGGCATACGTTTGGTCAGCAATACCAACTAATTGAGCTGGTACACCAAAACACAATGCGATCTCTCTAGCACTCATATTCATTAATTCCAAAAAATCCATATCCTTAGGCGATATGCCCATTTGAACATAGTCAAAGTCGCCCTCTAGTAACATAGGACGTCCAGAATTATTTGCACCTTTAAAGCGTTGCTCCAAGTCATTTAGTATACTTGCACGTTGGTCGTCAGTAAGTGTAGCAGTCATACCTGTTTCGTCTTTCGGTTGAAATTTTAGCATTGCTGACGGTGTACAGCCGTTTTTTAGTAACCCAACGTTATGCAAGCCAGCTAAATTATGTTGGTCAATGTTATAAGCACCAGCTACTATTGGTGAAAAACCATAAAAATCATCTAACGGATTCCAGAGTTTTACATGCTTTATTTGCGACATACCATTTAACTTATCAACAGGATATTCACTAATGGTCTTGCCATCAACTTTATATCTATAAGACGTTGGTATCATTGACGAGGTTGACTCAATAACCATTCTGTCTGGTCGTAATAAATATAATTCCTTTGGTATACCAAATTCTTTATCTTTTAACATATAAGTATTTCCTGATATTAAAAGGTAACTAACTAACGAATGAAAATACTCAACGCCTGATTGTAAAGGGTTAGGTCTATTTAATAATGATATGAGCTCATGGTTGTCTAACTCTTTATCACCGCTAAATACTTTTATTTTAGTGGCACTAACATTAACAGCAATTAAGTTAATGCAACGGTATGTTATGGAATTTTCTTGATAACCCTCTTTAGCAAACTCTTTATACTTTTTGTTTGTCTTACCCTCATACGCATTTATTTTATTTATAATTACTTGTGGAGCTTCTTTTCTTTGTAACTTTGGCTGTTCTTTTTTAAATCTATCAAATAATCCCATAGTGTCCTCAACTAATTCTATAAATTGCGTTTCCTGATGATTGTAAACTTGTTAAACCCCATACCAAAGCGTCTAGCCTGTCCGGTGATTTTATTGTGTTTGGTGTGTACGAACACATCTGGTCCTCAAGCTCTTTAAAATATCCAACGTGCTTGACTTTTGATTGTTCATATAATGCTGATATAGGCTCTGCTCGTAACATTTTTCCCCTTGTTGCTCGTACTGATGTATATGGAACGTTAACATCTTGTACTCTTAATAATTTTTCTATCAAGTCTCCACCATTGTTAACCTCGCATACAATCCTATCAGCGTCAAATTTATAATACAAGTCTATAGCCCTCTTAATCCAAACATCTGGGCTAAATACACCTGATTTGTCATCAAGTACATAATAATGATTATCGATTCCTCTACCAACCACAACAATACCTGTCTCGTCTGAATTAGCATTAGCAGTAACTGCTGGGTCTACTGCTATAACTATTCTTTGCATGTCAGGCGTAACTTCAATTCTATTTTGCTCAATGTTAGCACTATTAAATAACGCACCCTCAATGTCCTCTAATATTTCTGCGTACAATTCTTGACGCCCTAGTCTAGTTCCCTCGTACCTTTCTTTTAGCATTTTTATTGCTGATGGAGCAAGGTTATCAATGTTATCAAACGTGCTACCTTTAATGATTTTAGTGTCTGCCCGTACTGCTAACTCTTTTATTAATTCAGTTGGACGTGGAGTTGTTGTTATTATACATTTTGGCGATTGCCCTAATCGTAACGCCATCATTAAGTTGTCAAACGTTTCTCTGTATCTCCATGACGCAAGTTCATCACACCAAACTCTATGAAATTGTACACCACGTAACCTGTCTGGCTCTATAGCTGGGAATCCTACTATTTTTGACCCGTTGTAAAACTCAATCTCGTTTGCTGACTTGTTATAACCAGCCTCGTTTAATAAACCTTTATCAAGTATACCAAGTAAACCTGACTCACCAGCAAAGCATACACGTTTTAAGTCACCGTAAGTGGGTGCTATAACACCACAAATACTGTTTGGATTAATTAAGCAATATTGCACCATGTCATAAGCACCAGTTAAAGTTTTTCCCCACCCTCTACCAGCTAAGAATAATTGGATATTATAATCATCATCATCTACAACTATTTGATTCTTACGAGCTTTTTTTATCCAATCAGTTAATAGTATTGTCGCTATCTTCTTCTGCGAGTTTAGCTCTTTGAATGTCTGTGATGAGTTGTTTAAATTTATCATCTTGCTCTGTACCATCTTGAATCTCCAATACTTGTTTCTCAGTCCAACGTGCTTGAGTCTTAAGCCAGAATATACATGCTGTAACTGCCTCACGCCCTGTACCTGTTGCTATCTTAAAAAGATTTTCTGATATTTTAGCATTAGCAGTTGCTTTGCCTTTAACAAGGTCATTATTATAGTACTTGTATAACGTTGGTTTGGATATATCTAATATTGAACAAATTTGTTCATGTGGTAATCCTAACCCAGCTAATTGAGTTACCATACGTGCATTTTCATCTGTTTTGTTTACTAATTTAGGCATATATACTTTTATAGTGTAAAAATAAATTAATTTGTAAGTAAATTAATAATAGCAGTTTCAGGGCTATCGCCAAGTTTATTTTTTATTAAATCAATATCACTGCCCTTAAATGTTAAATGTAGTCTATAAACTTCACTCTCGTTAACTGATTCACTATTGTCTTGGTTGTAACTATCCCAATCAACATTACCAAAATCAATTAAATCGTTTATAACGTCTGTTGTAAATGGTAATCCTATGTTTAAGTCCTTACCAAACTCTAGTTGTAAATTAGCCAATAACTTCCCTAACTCAATCTTGTCATTGTTACCTTTAGTCTCATTTAATATAATAGTTAATTTTTTTGCGTCCTTATCACTTAAATTGTGTATTAACATACAGGATATTTCTTTATGCCCTAGCTCGTACCATATGGTAAATCGGTGTTCTCCATCAACTATCTCGTAGCCCTCTTCATC